GGGATTTGTCCTGAAACCGCTGCAAAAATTCTTATGGAAAGTATTAAGGGGACATCCTGTCTTTAAATTGATTGGAGAGAAGGTTACAGCCGACCTACTTCAGTCGCGCCTCGGGAAGAATCTTCCCGATGGTGAGGCCTACTTGTCCGGCGATTATTCAAAGGCCACCGATGAGCTTGCTCCTTGGGTGTCTGAGACGATTGCCAGGCGGATCTCGCGTCATATAAAATTGACTGCTGACGAGGAACATCTGTTCATCCGCGCACTTACTAAACATTCTGTAACAATGCCTGACGGCTCCGTCCGGCCACAAATGTGGGGACAGCTTATGGGATCCGTTGTATCATTCCCGGTATTGTGCATTGCCAACGCGGCAATGTGCCGCTGGGTGGAGGAGATTTCGCGAAATCGTCCTCTGCAGTTGCGGCAAACAACAATTTTGGTCAACGGAGATGATGTGGTTTTTCGATGTGACAGTCTGGGCTTAAAGGTCTGGAAGAAGATTACATCCTTTGGAGGGCTAACGCCTTCTATTGGAAAGTTTTTCTTTTCACCCGAGTTTGCGCAAATTAATTCAATGAATTTCATACGCCTCAGGGAGCCAAGAAGGGAGTACTCATACGATGAGGAAACTGGAGCTTACTGGGAGAAGTGTACATGGTTTGTTGAAACGGAATTTGTTAACATGGGATTGCTGTTAGGATACAAGCGTTCGGGGGAGAAAGTCGGGCAAGACGCGATTGCCGACCCTTTGAATGGAATCGGCGTGCGTTGCCGAGAGCTCTTATCTTGTTCGCCGTTTGCAATACGCGAAACCGTCATGAAGACCTTTCTTCATCATCACTGGGATGTCTTGACCAGTGTGCACGTTCCTTGGTTCGTTCCTGAATCATGGGGCGGGGTTGGCTTGCCGACCGTAATTCGTTCGTCTGAAGTAACCGAACCCGGTGAAACACGAACCTTACCACATTGGGGTCCCACACGCCTCGACCTTCAGGTTGCTGCCCGCATTCGCGAGCAACCGAAGAAATACCTCGTCCAGCGGCCCCCGGCCGAGGTGTCGTGGAATGTCCACAAGATCGTCATGTCACGAATGCCTGCTCTCTCAGAACGAGTACGTACAGTAGCTGAGCAGCGTGACTTTGACCGTTGTTACGGCGCGCTAGTGGTTGACTGTTTGTTTACGTCACCAAACCTGCGTGCCGACGACGAGTCGACGACCTTCAAGAAGGTGTTGAGGAGCAATGAGAAGGCTTGGGCCCAAGCCAGGAAGAGCGGCAATTTACCGCCGCCTCTCAATCCTCG